AATATGTAGGCAGTCCTGACCCCATCTGTCTATAACTTAAAGCTGCTTTCATATCATTCAATGTGTTTTGTAATTCATCTCTTACTTTGATGTCTATGTTTGTTTGATTGGTGCAGTCAATCATAGTGCGGCCTCCGTTATCTCATTCATGCGGCCTGTGTGCTTGTCGTAGAGAACGGCACAGGCTTTACCAGTCTCTCCGCTGTAGCGGTTCTTAATAACTCTGACCCTAGTGGTGTTCCTCTCGATTGGGTCTTCATGCTGTGCTGCTCTTTCCAATCCTAACACCATATCAGCCAATTGTCCAATACTTGCTGAACCCCTTAATTGGGACAGACTAGTCGCTGCGCCCTCTTCATGGCCTTTACCCTCGGGCCTGCGGAGATGGGACACCACAAACAAGGCCACCCCTGTCTCTTGCACAATCATACGCAGCTTGGTCATAATCTCATCGATGGCTTTGCGCTCGTCTCCATGATCCTGAGCAGACACCACGATAGAGACATGGTCTAGCAGAATGTACTTGCAGTCTAGTCCCTTTGCAAAGTACCTCACCCGATTGATAATGTTGTCGATTGCTGTGCTACCGAAGCAGTCATAAAAGAAAAGCCTATCAGAGCCAAGGGTCTTATCAAAGGCTTCTTTCTTAGCCGATTCTGTTGCCTCAGTCTCTGCCAAGTGCAATGGCTTATTGATTGCTAGCGACATCAGAGACAAGGCAGTCCGCTTAACCGATTCTTCCAAGAACATAATGCCGATATTGTCCTTAGTCTCGCAGAGTAACTGCCATATCACTTCTCTGATGAACTGAGATTTGCCAAGGCCAGAGCCAGCAGTAACCACAACCATCTCTTGCTGTCTGATACCGCCTGTCATGCCGTTCAAGCCAGCATAAGGATAGTGCGCCTGTGCCTTTGGCAAGGGCTGCATAACCAACTCAAACAACTCAGAGCCAGCAACAATACCATCAGGCACATAAGTCTCCGCCGCCCACCATGCCTTAACGAAGTCCGCAGATTTGTTGTCCTTGAGATAATCACAGGCATCTTTGTAAGGCTTGGACATCTTCATGATCTTGACCTTGCTACCAAACAGGTCAGCAACGGCTAGGGCTGCTTCCTGCCCAGGTTCGTCAGCATCGAATGCAAGCACCACAGTCTCAAAGCTGTCGATGTACTCAAATTGGGCTTGGCAGTCCTTTACAGCCGACTGTGCCCCATTCTTGATGGACACAACAGGATAAAGAGAGCCTGTCATCTGAAAAGCCGCCAAGGCATCTAATTCGCCCTCACAGATGGTCAGATATTTACCACCGGCAGGATACCGATTCTGACCAAACAAGGTAGCCTCTTTAATGTTGCCCTGAGACCTGAATTGCTTATCAGCCACTGATCTGACCTTAAAGGCCACCTCAGTGCCCCTATCGTCAGTGTAGGGATAATAATGCTCTGTCCCTGTTTGTCTAACACCATAAGCCTCACAGGTGGATTTTGTGATACCCCTCTCAGGTATGCTTAGGAATTGACCGCTAATGCCCTTTAGAGGCTCTACAACGGGTTTCTGAGTCATCGGTAGTACCTTACCCCTTCCTTGGTCAGAGAAGCCCTCTGAGAGCGTTTTAGAGGCTTTGTGGCACACAAAACAATAAGTGCTGTCATCTGAATAAACTGCCCTACCGTCACTAGAGCCACAATCAGGACACTCAGTATGCCTTACAAACCTGTTTTTAGATTGAGTTAGCATTGATCCTTGTCCTTTCCTGAGCCAATTGGTCAATGATTGCCAAAAGGGCAACACAAGTACCAGATTCTGGCTTAGTGCGCTTCAAAGCCTCATAGACATCATTTAATAAGGTCTCAATGTCAGTAGAGCCATGAGCCAATTCTTTCTAAGTCATCATTTTCCATTGAGTGCTACCTTTCTTAATAGTTACCTATATAGTTTAAAGAATTAAAATCTTTATTAAAGTCTTTTTCAATATAGACTATTTAATCAATATAGTCTTTAATAGCAAGAATCGTGCCAACCCTTACCTGTCCCGCCATTGGTCATCGGAATAGTCCTCAATATCGAAATTGCCCGCTAATGGGTCTAAATCGCTCTCAGTGCCTTCGTCTGTTTCGTCGGCCTCAGACATCAGGGAAACATTACCGACGGCTACAAGGTCTGTTTTAATCGATTTCAAGCACTGTTTGCACATGGAGAGATAGTCCCTAGTGTAAACTGACCTGATTGTGGTCTCATAGTCCGTCAATGCTTCGTTACAGGATCGGCAACGCATTAGTCTGTCCCCTTTTTAGTTTCTCTGCTCTGATGATCTCATAGGCAAACTCGACAATATAGTCAGCATCGCCGTAGAAGTTTCCAAAGTCTGAATAGTCTAGTTTCTGATCTGCAATCTCTAAAACCTCTTCGCTGGTTAGTAGCATGATAAAACCTCCCTTTGTTTATTGGTAAAGTTAGAGAGCCTTGATTCTATCAAAGCTTCGTGGACAGATGCAACGGCAAAGGCATCGAACCCGCCAATGTGCCATCGATAAGTCCCTAAAGGGATATGGTCTAGTTTCCAATCGTATACGGTAGCGACTGAGCCATCCTCGAATTCTATGAACCATTCTGCATTAGTCTTATCGCCTATGAATACAGTAGGTGCCCCGAAACAGCGACATAATTCGTCATAGGTAGCGTTAACATAACCCCGTAGACTGCTCATGTTAGTCTGATCTGCGCTGCATTGTTTGTGCTTCATGTTATTCCTCCGTTATTCCAGCGCATCGAATAGCCATGCCCGAAAGAACTTCGGGATTAGAGTCTTGCCCAATCTCGTAAACGATTGGAGATCCGTCTACGGTCAGAGCCGCATACTTTTCAATTATGCCCTGATCTACACCCAGTCCAAGGGTTTCATCTAAATCACTCAATGATCCACATTCTACATAAACTAAGATTTTCATTTTTAATGCTCCTTTGATTAGTCTAAATCCCATGGTTTAAAAATCATGATGACACCGGCACAGCCCAGCAAAAGTACAGCGATACTTGCATATTCTAGCATAGTCATTTTAAAGCCTCCGTTTAATGTTGATGATAAGATACATTCGGAATAGTACGATCCCAACAGGCTCTGCAATCTTGGCATTTGTTACCCTGCGATTGTGCTGGGCAGCTATAACCCCCTGCCTTGCCTTGATTATGAACCGTGCTGGTGTGATCAAAGCCTACGGGCGCAGCAGCGTCCACCATTGCAGCCGATACCCTAACTACTAGGTTAGCAGGGAATGCCTGAAAAGCCCTCAGATATTGATTCACTAAGCCCTTTTCACGGGTAGGCAGCCAAAAAGACACATTGGGCAAAGCTTCCGCAATCTTGACGATATTGAGTAGATGCTGAAAGCTTTGGAGGTCGCCTGAATCGTGCCACCTAAAATAGGATTCGCCTGAATTGCCGATTAGATAAATCATTGCTTCGGGCCATTGTGGATCAGTTAGCCCAGCGACTCGCTTCGCATGGGCAGCTTTAACACTTGGATATGAATAGTTAGCCTTGAGAGCATAGCAGCCCTCACAAGTGCTGCCTTTGATCTTGGCAAGTGCTGCCCCTACCTTGCACAATGTAGCACTGATACCGTAGGATAAGCCGGGCATTTTAGAGGGCTTACCTAAGCTGCCGGTTATCTTGATTGCCGCTGCCTTGCTGCGAATGGGTGCTGCTATTGATAATGTAGTCATTTTAAACCCCTTATAAATTAATCGAATATTACAGCCTGAGAGTCTAACTTGTAAACCGATGCAACCCTTGCGCCGGCTGGATTGTACCCGTAATCTAAAATTTTACCGTCAATAACGGCAAACACATGGCCGGTAACTTGCACAATATATCGGCCCTTAGATATTAATGGGAGCATTTTCTCAATTGTGATACCTTGCGACAATTTTACACCTGATGCACGGGCGATGAATCGTGCGCTTTTCGTAGAACCATGAACCGATACCATTTTAATGCCCAAACGGCTGTAAACTTTTGACCATTGTGACCAAAGCATTCCCCGCTTGGGTTTTCTTCCGGCAGCGGACAATAAACGATGGGCCAAGGGATATGGAGCCCCTAAAACATTCGCCAATGCTCTCACGGTACAATCATTGGCTTCACCCTCGAATCGCTCAACGCCTTTACAATCGCTCTTAATTAATGCCATAAAAACCTCCGTTGAATTAGTTACTGTATGACCATTATAACGGCTTAGATTCACTCAAAGATACTAGGGAAAACCCGTATCTCGACTAAGCTACTCAGGTATTGTTGTTTATTTACAACACTGTGGTTTATCCCCAACACTGTTGTTTTTATGCAACACAGCCCTAAGTGTGGTATAGAAACAACACAGTTTAGGTAGTGTTGTATTGGTGCAACACTGCCCCATATTTGTCTCTAATAAACAACACTGTCTCTTTTACACAACACTGTTGCGCTAAAACAACACAGTCTGCATAGTAAGCACTGACTAACATGATAGGGGGGTGGGGTAGTGGCAATGCAGATAATATTGTTGAACCCGCTTAGATACAAGAAAAGCAGAATTAGCAAGAAAGGAGGATACAAAAAAGAGCAAATT